TTGTTTTTTGAGAAAATGACATACGTTTGTTTAGCACTATCCATTTTATCATTGATTTTTTACGCTTACTCATTAGAATTTATAAATTAATTTAATTAAACACTATGAAAGATTTAAAAAGAAAACAAATTTAAAATCTAAAAATCTAAATAATTTTAATAAAAAGATTACAGAAATATGTAATGAGTTTACAGATAAATATGGTTTAGAATCTATTAAAAAAACTCAAGAAGATTACTTCTCTAAGTATTTAGATATTTAACGTAACACCAAGTTCTTTTAATCTAATAATCGCATTTTCAATATCTGATAATTTAGAAACAATTAAATCAAGTTGCTCAATTACTTTATCAGAATTAATCACTTCAATTCCCATAATATTTAAAATTATGTTACCATTGTTTCCTTTATCGAAATCAAGCTACACAAACGAGAACAATATTTTGTTAACTCGGTAATGCTTTTTAACGAATTGTATGCCCTCGATGTCAGGATTCAACGTAACGTTTGCTAACAATGAATATAAAATAAAGAGGCTTCATTGCTAATTAATAATTTTTACGAACTTTACGCTTGAAATGATAATACTTTTATACTTAACCTCTTCATTATCATATTCAAGACCGTTATTTTAACAAATGTATAAAATAAAAATTAAAAAACAAGTATTATTGAGTAAATTTTACCATATAATTAGTTTTACTCATTAAAAACGCATCATCAATAGGTTTAAACGACACGTTTAACGGTTGTAATTTTGATGTATCTTTCTCACCAACTCTACCAACGTAAAAAGCAAAACATCTTTTTTTGTAAAAAGGGTCAATAACTGCGTGACTTGGTAACTTTTCTCTGTTTTTTAATCCTTTACTGTAATCAATTTTGTATATCATAATTTTAATTTATCTCCATTTAACTTTTATATCTCCGAATGTTTTAACTTCTGTTAAGCAACGCATCATCATCATATCGGCAAAATCAGGACTACGACCTAACCGTTCTTTTAAATCTCCTTTTCTTTCTAATCTAATTTTACCATCATCTGTATTAGGCTGTTTTCTAATCTGCTCTAATTCCTCCATTATTTGTTTGGAGTATTTTTTATCTTGTATTAAGATTAAGTTTTTAGAAACTAATTCAGATAGTTTGAAATAGCATTGAGTTTTTAAATTAGCGTAATTCTCACGACCATAAGCCTTACCATTATTATTAAATGCTCTTGCTCCTTTTAAATGACCTGTCTTTGTGCTTTGCCTAACAAATCTTTTTAAACCATCTGCATCATAAATAGTATTACTGATAGGTACGCCATATTGCAATCTTAATTCGTGTATTTTTTTACTCACTTGAGTTTCGTCTATTTTATCAATAGCAATTATTTTCTCCAAAATAAAACCATCCCAAATACCTATAACAAATAAATCAGAACCCTCGTAAGCAATATCAGCAGTTAAATATTTTCTACCACTTTTAGCAACGTGATCGTTAATCCATAAATCTGTTATCTTGTCATAATCAAAAAGTCTTGTAGGGTCATTGTCAAATTCCCAATTACCATAAACTAATCTCTGAATACCACTTTCATCTAACGTGTCTAATAAACCTTGATAATATTCCTCAGACATTGTTTTATTATCTTTAGGCAAAGCCTGAATAAACTTTTTATACGGTTCTAACGTGCCATCTCTCCACTTTTTATAGCCTTTTGTGTATAAGTAGTTGTGTGCTGGGTTACAAGTTTCTAATAATTTCTTTTGCAATCCATATTCTTGATTTTTCCACCTACCTAAACTAATAAATAAGTTATTTCTACATTCCTCCTCAAACTCTCCTGCTTCCTCAATAGCACCTCTAGTCATCTGCATAGAACCAAATCTAGTGTACATAGGGTCGCTTGGTAAATATTTAGCATCTAAAAATAAAACTTCACTACCATTATGCAATTTCCATACATTATGCTTACCATCGTACTTATAATATTCTTCTGTTATACCCCAATGACCAAAAACCTCATAAACAGAAGGTATGGTGTGTTTAACCAAATCAGCTAATGTTTTACGTGCTATAAAATAACGAGTTCCTGGGTACATAAAAGCATCCCCAAAGATTAAAGAACATAATAAATAACTTTTACCTCCACCTTTCGCACCACCATAAACAATTCCAGTTGTTGTATCGTCAATCCAATATTTTACAGCTTCTTTTTGTTTTTCATTCCCTTGAGTGTCAAATAATATCTTCATGTCTTTATGAGTATAAATTTTTTCCTATCATATTTCAAGTTGCTGATTATTTTATCTACCTCAGACTTTGTTTTGTCTTTTACGCAGATTCTCTTGTCAAATCTTCCACATCTTAAACTAACTAAATTAAGATACTTTAATTTCTTATCTCTTACGCTAACTTTCGGCTTCTGCTTCATCTAATCTTTCCTCTAATTGCCATAGAGCAATGTTTAACTCGTTTAGCTTAATCATAAATGAACCATCTTTAATAGATTCATCATCAGCTAACTTAACTAACTCGTCACGCTCACGCAATAATTTTAAATATTCCTTTTCCATTACTGAAATGTTATGTAAGGATCATAACCTAAATGCTCCAAAACAGATTTTAAAACACTCCCTGTTGTTCTAATACGCTCTCCGTTAACAATTATGTAATTTGCTCTTGCAGAACACTCCTCGCCATCAAAAACAGCGTACTCTTCTACGATAATTTCTAATTCGTTATCCATTGTCTATATATCTATTGGTTAAAAACTTTATCAAATGCTTCTCCTGTTTGAACGTAAACAAAACTCCACTTAAATAAACATTTACAGATGGCATCTCGTCATCTGAATCAAATGGTATATAAAAACCATCTATTTTATGCTCACTTATCCACATCGGAGTCCAACAAAATTTATCTTCTTCTAACTCTGTAAGAATTTTTACTTCCATAAATTAAATTTTAGTTAAAAGTAAATTAAAAATTAATATAAACAAACATTTTAACCTTTTTTTTCTTTTATAGAGCAAAAACCCTTCTCAAAAGCATCATACCTCCATCCTGGAGAACGTTTCAATTCAAGCCAAGCATTGTAAGTCATAATTCGCTTAATAACAACATCGCCTTTAAACGCAAAGACTTCTATCTCTGTATCTAAAGGCAACGTTACTAACTTTTGTTTAGCCATTGTTAAAACGGAAGATCATCGTCTGTTGAATCAGATTGAGGTTGTGGCTTATTCGGAACGCCATTATCCTCTTTCTTATACTCTTTAATATTACCAATATAGATTTTATTATCCTTATCTCCCATAGAAATAGAACCATCTTGACCGTAACTATTAGTTTCATCATTAATCCAAATAGCAACATCAATTGATTTACCACTTTTTGAACCATCTTTACTAGTCCATTCTTTAATATAAGACTTATCAATCTTATTTACATCAATACTTCCTAAATACAATTTACTCATTTCTTATTTATTTAAGTTTATAATTTCGTGTTCTTCGCAAACTAATTCTATCTCTAACTGTAATATCTCGTTAGGATTTCCAACCTCCTTGTCAAATATCTGCGTGATAGCATCAACCTGATTTTCAGCGTAAATGAAAAACGACTGCTCGTTACCGTTTAATTCTGCGTAATATAAATTCCTATCCATTATCTTTACTTTTTATAGTTATTAGTTTTTTAAGGTAAACACAACTATCTAACTGCTCCTCATACAAGTGCTGTAACCACTCCAGTTCGCTTAAATCATCACGATCCATTGTTACGCCATACTCTGACTGACCTTTAGCCGACCTCTCAACTAAATCCTCCTGAACAGACGCAACAATTTCATCGCGAACAACCTCTAATGAAAACTTCATACAAACAACCCTTTTACGAAGTTAAACAACCCAACTATAAAACCAAAAATAGCAGCCAACGTAATGAACACCAAAAACAACGTGCTAATTAAACTCCCACTCCTAATGAACTTTAAATACTTCTCTAAATACACCATAATTATTTTTTATTATAAATTTCTATTGCTTTTTTTAACGATTCAGTTCGTGCTTCATCTCTTGTATCATACCATTTCTTAACTTCTTCAATCTCCTGATACTTGTGTTCGGTAATAACATACCCCCAATCAAATTCAACGGTTAAAAGTATGTTTAAACCTACACTATCAAAGAAATCAACGTAAACACCAAACCGCATACCTAACGGTAAATAATAAAACTTCTCTAAAAACTTAACATCGCAGTTATCTATAACCCACTCGTTAAAATCATATTCGCATTTACCTGTTAGTTTCATA